GAGAAACGGTCGAAGAAATGCGGCGAGCCGTGGTAGGCGGTTTGGTAGAGGATACGGGAATCATTCGGATCCCACGTGCCGCGATTGTGGACGGATTTTATCTGGGTCGGGTCGAAGGCGACATAAACATCCGAGATGGGATCATCCATCTCTCCGAACAGCGTATCGTCAACATTGCGAACGATAACGCCGTCATAACCCTCTTTGCTGGCCTCAATAATCTGATCCTCAACAGAAGTCCAATCAGCCCCGGAAGCATCAATCTCCTTGGGATTCTTGATGCTGAGATACACCGGGTAGACTTCGCCCACACCAGCGGCAAAATCCTCAGCTACCTCGCGCCGGTTAGAGAAAAAGAAAGCATTTACACCAGCAGCGCGTAGATTTATCCCGCCTTCTGTAACCGGGCGTGCATTCGGATCAAACGCCTCAATTCCAGGCGCCCCGCCATGGTACACAACGAGCGGCTCGCCGTTCTCATCAACGATCTTACTGTCACCGAACCAGCGCTTGAACGCCTCGCTATCGGTGTTGATACGGCCATCCTGCCCGTACATCCGCGCATCTTCCATTTCGGCACGACGGGCTTCCTCGTCCTTTCGGACGGCCTCACGGATCACATCATCAGGATCATCGAGCGACACACCGAGACGGTTCAGGTATTCATCAAACTGATCGTAGAACTCATCTTCCTCGATCGCTCGCTGGTCAACCTGATGATCAATGGAATAGCTAGGACGACCGCGTAGCTCCTCATCAATCGCTTCCAGCAGTGCATTCCGAATGTCCGGCACCTGATCGCCGCGTTCGACCGCAGCCTTCCAGGCGACAACATCGGGATGATCCGCCAGATAACCGGCCTCGATCGCGGCCTGCGCGACGTCATCCAAGCCATGGGCGCGGCCCTTCTCATCTACCTTAGGACCGCCACCGAACAGCGAACCAGTATCGTCATAGCTATCGTCGCGGACGATTTTCAGCGTTTTCTTGCCGCGACCGCGCTTGATCTCAGTCTGCCCGCCGAGGATTGAACGAACGTCACCACCCACATCGCGGATGCCACCACGTTCCGCGATGAACTCAAGCAGCGACATTCCGCGCTTGACCGTCAGCGGCGACCGGCGAGCGCGAGCCGCAGCGAGGATTCGCGTCAGTTCATCGACATCCCTGAACTTCGCTCCCTCAGGCAGGGCACCGCGAATTTCCGGCAGCGGATACCGACGCATGAACTCCTCGACGGTCATCTTCGCGCGGTCTGCCATCGCCAGATACATGCGGGCATACAACTGTGCCTGCGTCGTGGATACGTCAGTCGCCTGACCAGCCGCACGCAGACGCGAGACGATCGTGTCGTATATCTCCTCCTCGTAAGTCCGGTGCGCCTCCATCTCACGCCGAATCGCTTCGGCCTCCTCCCACGCCTCCTCCATAAGATCCTGGACGCGCGCGTTGAACTCAGCCGCCTCGGCTGTGCTCATCTGCTCGGGATCGAACTTCAGATTGTCGAGGAACCAGGCATCGTGATCTGAACCGGCAATCTTCGCCGCATAGGTCGCGGTCGGAATACGCAGATCGCCACCAGCCGCGAGCGCGGCATCCAGATCATCGCGAGTCACGCCATCGAGGTCATCGACCAAGGCCCATGGGTCAGCGCCGAGATCCTGGAAATACTGGACGAACTGTTCAGCGGGCACATAGACGTTTTCAACCGCGCCGCCCTCCGTAGCACGGGCGACAAAATCACGGAATCGCTCAGGCATCCGGTTTCGCAGCGCCGACACCTTCGCTGCATTCGACATGGCCTCGGCAACGGTACGCTGCTCCTCAGCCTCACGCGCCTGCCTGCGCATGATCTGGACGCGACGGCCAGCAATACCGAGATCGATCGGAGTCGTGGCGATTTCGGCCAGACCTTCGGCCAGAACATCATTCCAGTCGATTTCCTGACCAGCAGCAACGCGGGCAGCATACTCACCAGCCGCGCCGAGGACCATTTGCGTCGCGCCCTGAGCAAGCGCCTCGACCAGCGGATTCTTCGCGAGCGCTTTTCCGGCGACGCCCATAGACAGCGCATCGAATGCGCCGATCACCAGACCTCGAATGACGCCGCGCTTTGCAGCGTCCTCCATCAGCTTCGGATCGTTCAGCAGCCGCTGAACGTCCTCGGGCTTGGAGAGATCAATTCCGTGCTCATCAAAAAATTCAGCCGGCGAGACATACCGCTCAGTCAGATACGAGCCACCAGCCGCGACACCGGCACCGGCCATCGGATTCCGTGTCAGGACAGTCGTCGCCAGAGCCGCCGCCAACTGCGGAGCGCTTCTTCCGGCAGTCTCGATCGCCCAGGCCATGCCGCCCATCGGGTTCCGCGCGAACGCCGTTGCAAAATTCACAACAGCCTCGCCAAACGAAGCCCCTTCCTTCATCGCGTCAGTCTCGAACTGCGATGCAATGTCGGACTTCGGGATAGCCCGCATGGTATTTAGCGTTTCGCCTAGCCGCTTCGCATATTCCTCGGAAGCAGCCTTGTCGTCGGTCCCAATCAGTTCGGCATACTGCGCATCGATCCAGCGTGCAGCCGCACGAAGGAAATTCGACACGCCCCACGTCTCAAGAGGCTGACCATCAGGCCCGACAAGATCCTTCTGGTTCTCCTCTTTTAGGATGTCGGCAAACGTCAGTTCACGATCGCGAGCGCGCCCCCGCGTCTGCTCCATCATGAACTGATTGTACATCTGCGTAAGCTGCTCGCCGGCGTAGCTCAGACTATTCGCCAGGCCCTGACCGAACGAGACGCCCGCCGCATCCTTCGGGTACAGACCAAACCGCTCAAACCACGCAAGCCGCTCCAGGTCATCACGGGACAGCGCCGCGTTCTCGGGATTGCGCAGCCAGTCAGCCAGGCGCGGAGCATTCGAGAGGATCGTCTTGTTCCTGGCTTCCTCAATCTTCTGCTGAAAGACTGAACGGTATTCCTGCACCATCGGCAGGGGCGGGACAGGGTTGCCCGTCACCTTGCCGAACTCGTTCGCCAGGTTAAGATCGCCGGCAATCTCGTCGGGCGAGCCTTGCGACGACTGGAGGACGATGTTCGCCGCGTTCGCCCCGGCTTGCTGTTTCCGCAGTTTCCATTCAGTATAATCAGCGATCGTGTTCATACCAGGAGAGTCCCATGAAGAAGCAGAAAAGCGGTTTGGCGTTGGCAGGGCGACAGCTTTTCTATTACCTGTCGCCCATTGTCATCCTTGGAATTATAGCATTTTTCATCGAAGCCCTAAGGGGTATTGGCATCATCGATTGAGCAAAAATTCTGCGTATCGTGCTGCTATTTCCTCACGAGAAGGTTTCCGCCCCAACTCACTTTCAAGATCAGCCTCGATAACCCTGCGGAGATCCGCAGGGATATCTTCGTAATTGACGCGAACCTCAGCCTCAGTGCCATCAGGACGGAACGGAGCCTCGAACAGGAATCCTTCACGCTCGCTGAACCGAGTCCACGGAGTCTTGAGCGGATTCCAGATCGACCGTTCTTGCTTGATAACCGCCGGCAACAGCAGGCGGTTGACGATCTTCTGGATCTCCTCATAAGGCGGGACGCGACCGTCATTCGCCTTCATCCAGGCCATCAACTCCTGCTGGAGGATCATTTCAAACTGCTGGATTCGTTTCGCAACTTCCTCGCGTTCCTCACCCGTCTTGCCGGTCGTCGTCAGGCCGACAGCCTCAAGCTGGCTGCGCGCAATATTCATGGCATCTGTGTAGACGGCACCTTCCTCACGCGCCTTACGCTGATCGGTGAGAGCAGTCTGCCGCCACCCATCGACCATGCGCCAATCTTCCTTCGACAGTTCGGCCTTGTACTGCCAGAGATCAACCTGAGAAAACGCTACGGGATCTTCGGCATACATCTGACGAAGTTCGCTCAGGACCTCCTCGTTCGTCACAATCCGACCAGTCTGAGACTTGGTGTAATAATCCCACAGTCCATCCATCTCGGTGCGTCCAAGCTGGACGCGGACATCGACCGGCAACTGATCCGGCGAAATTCCTTGCTCAACAGCCGCGAACGCCTGGGATTTAAGCAGTTCAAGATTCGCCTTTTCCTGCTGCGCGCGAATCTCGTTTGCGGCCTTGATCCGCTGATAGGTCGCAGCGCGAACTTTGGGATCTTCAATGCTGTTCAGGAAAGACACAAGGTCATCACCTGTCGGTCGCGACGACACAGCGCCGACACCGGTGTCATCACCACCAGTCGCCTGGATAGCCTTTCCGTCCGCGCTCTGAACGACACCCGGTAACTCGCCTCGCAATCCAGCCTGGACAGCACGACGCTGCGCCTCGGTGTATCGACCGCCTGCCTTCAAGTAATTCCATGTGCGAGCGCGGTCGGTATGCTCATCGAGGTGAATCCCGCCACCGCGCATTTCGAGGCCAACGCCGCCATATCCCTTTGCCAGCCAGTATTGCGCAAGAGGTGCAAGATCGTCACCCGTCACGCGCTTTCCATCAGGCCCGATGATGTAGACATCGGCAGCGCGGCCATGATCATGTCGCGTCGATCCAACACGCCGCCCTTGCCCCGGTGACGGCTGCCCGCCAGAATACACCTCGGCTCGATACCCCGGCCCATAAACCGAAACCACGGCATCAGTCAGTCGCTGCGTCAGCGTTTCGGTAATCGGCTGCTTTCTGACCGCGCCCTGATTGATCAACTTAACGACATTGCCGGATTGCTTTGCCTGGCTCGTGCGACGCTCCCATTCGGTGTAGTACTGCATGGACTTGGCGTCATCCACGAGCGGCTGCAACTTCTGCTTCAAATCATGCTGGTGCTGAGGAGTCAGTTCGTTCTTGTACTCATCGACATATTTTTCGGCTTTTATCGGATCATCAGCCGCGATCATCAATGCCGAATTGTACCTATACTGCGATAGGTAATCGCGCTCCATCGCCTCCTGCTGGTCGGGAGAAAGGCCCTGCTTACGGCCAAGTTCCCGCAACTCCAGCAACCCGGCGGCGAGATATTTGTTCGCCATTTCCGGGTTATTGATATTCCTCAGAGCCTCGGTGCCGAAATTCTCAGCCGATGCCTTGCTGCCCTCGATTATGTAATTCTTCAATTCGCCGCCAGCGTGCACCGCCGCAGACCGTTCGGAGTCGATCTCCAGCTGCTCGACAGACTGCGCAAATAGCTGCTGCTGACGAGGATTCAGTTCCTTGGCGTATTTCTCGCGCAGCTTCCGGAGATTATCGACAAACGATGATCGCTGATCGAGCGCATTACGCCCTTGCGTGAACATATAACCATTTTGCGGATCGTACATGAGCGCATCGCGCTCGCGCATGTACTGATTCCGCGCCTCGCGAACACGCGCCTCATCCTCCAGGTCACGCACCGCCTCAAGCGCCGCGCCGATCTTCGAGACGCCGGCACCGAGATTCGCAAGGCCACGACCAATCGACGCCCCGAACGCCTCACCCGTCGCGACCGGAGCAAGACGACCCTGCATGTCAGGGATCGCGGAAACGTTTGGCGTATACTCGGGAACCCTCGGCATTACGCAATCGCTCCAATCGTGCTTTTCTTGTACGACTTATAGGCATCACCGACGCCGCCCAGGATCGTCCCGGCAGCATTCAGGAAACCGCCGGTCCTTGCCGCGCTCGCTTCCATCCTGTTCATCGTCGCCCCGGCCCGCCTGTTCGCAGCATCGACGCGGTACTGATACGCCTCGCGATACGCATTCGACCGGATCGTCAACGCATCGAGTTCGCCAAGCACCGCAGTATCGACAATCAAATCCATCGGAGAGCCGAAGGTCAGATCGACGCCGTTCGCGGCCATGGCGACCTTCTGCTGGCCCAGTATTCGCTGGACCTCCATGCGTTTGCGCTGCTCCTCGTCCTGACCGCGCTCGATCGCATCACGAGCCTGCCGCTCGGCAATGCGGGCATTCATATCCTGGACCTTGGCATTGTACTCAGCGGCCTTCGCTTGTGCGCTGGCAGCCTGCATCTGCCCAACGCCAGTGATCACCGATCCCACGAGGCCGAATATCATCGAAATGTCACACATCCTCGGCCCTCATTTCAAACATCCTGAACGCATGTCCATTCCAGTCAATCGGTTCACCGAATTTCGCGCCCATCCATTCCAGCCATCGGATCGAAACGCGATTATCGGCATGGACGAAATTCCTCAGCACTCTATACCGCGCCAATAGTTGCCGTCTAAAATCACGCGACATTCGCAGGAAAATCCGGCTGTATTTTTCGACGGCATCCGTGCCCAGCAGCCAGACAGCGCCGGAGCCTTCAATCAGATTCAGGTCGGCAACGCCGAACATCACTTCCGGCCTGCCATTGACCAGCGCCGTCCAGGCATAGGCCGATCGACGCAGCGAAAACGCGAGCGCATCAAACGGAGACTTTCCGGACGCAGCAGAAACCTCCAGGCGATCGGCATCGCGCATCCGCCTGGCAATTTCGCGAATATGAATTGCCCTCGCAGGAACAATTTCAATATTTGGTTGACCGCTGCGCATAATTCCCCTATATTTTGGATACTCCTCCCATGTTAGCGCGAATGACCCCGCTGCCTCCTCCTCAGCGGGGTTTTTCGTTATCTGCCAATCGTAATATCCGGCATGATCGCGAGTATCGTCATCGGAAGCGGATCGAACTGTTTCACGATCACGTTCCCGCCATCCGTCCAATCCCAATGCGGCGTGATGTGAATGTCGCCCGTGTAGAGCCGGATCGCCTCATTCCAGGCTTCGGTCGCACGCTGTTTGTATTCGACCAGATTATCCTCGCTCGGACCGATCCATATTCCGCGCGTCTCCTCGACCCGCAACACGACCTCGCTGACGGACTTCGCGCGCCCCTGAACCGTGCCGAGGCCCTGGACCGCGCCAAGATCGAGATCCAGCGTTTTCAGCGTCGCCGTGTATGGCAGGCCCACATGAACCACCGACGCGGCATTCGGCAGCGTGATTGCGCCGCTCTCGACCGTCAGGCCACGGACAACATTACCATCCGCCAGCGCAACGACTTCCTCGCCCTCCAGGTGACTAAGGCCGATCAGTGTCTTCACCGGAGTTCCGCGATAGGACAGCCCGGAGTCCACGAAAAACGCATCCTCGACCGACTCCATCACGCGGGTATGAAGTCGCTCAATGTACCGCTTGGACTGCCCGTTGATCTGCCGGCGAACGACGAAATAAACCGCGTCCTCTTTCCCTTCCGCGACCGTAACGACATCCTCGAAAAACGCGCCGGAACTTTCGTGCCGCGTCCAAGCCCACACGTCATGTTCTTTCAGGTAGGTGAGTGACACCAACGAACCATCATCCAGCACGACCCACACAATCGAATACGGAGCCTGCGCATAGGCCCAAGAAACGATTTCCCGGTCCTCAAACAGATGCCGCGCCAGGATCGTGAGATCCTTGCCGACATAGGCATCATTTGTGAAGTCATACGAAAAATCGCGGATCACGCCACCGCGCTCCTGAGCGAACAGGACTACGTTGCCGACCATGATCGGCTGAACCTTGGACGCGCCGCGATAGCCCTGGTTGTCGATCTTGATCGCGTTCGGCGCAATCGCATCCGACTGCGTGCCGCCCGAAACAATCCACTCCGCGCCGGATGTCAGCAGCATCAGGCCCCGCAGCGGGAGCATTGACCTTATTTCATTGACCTCACGCGCTCTGATCCTGAATGTGACGGCATCGCTCGCCTTGGCCGGAGACGATTCGTTGAAGTTCTCGTAATTCCCCGACTGCGACAGCCAGACCGCCTGAGGCTCGTTTTTCGTGGAAGCGAAGGCCAGGCGCTGCTCCACGAACGTGACGCAGCGAGGATAATTTCCGCTGCCAGAAAATGGATTTCGGCCCTCCTGGGGACCATCAGCGATATCAGGGGTGATATTCTCGTCAACAAATTCCGTGGTTTCAGACTTCCCGATATATCCATAGACACCATTGTCCATCTTATAGATGACGTAATAGGCAGCGCCAGGCACCGGATCCCAGGTGATCGTGTTCCGGTTGCCCTTATAGGTCATGTCATTTCTGACAGTCGCGGGTGCTGACGGAAGGCTTTCCTCGCCAGTATCCTCCGAAACGGCGGAGACGACATATGAGCATTCGCGACCGAACTCGACAGATGCAACGACGTTGGTCGGCGTTGCCGGTGCCCCAGGCTCAGACGAGCCTGGAATTGAAGAACCATCACCTATAACGTCACCAGATGGAAATTCTATTGTGTTCGTGTAAGTCGTGCCAACAAAGCCCGGATTATCTACATCCCGATATACGTTGTAAGACGCAGCACCAGAGACTGCTTTCCATTTGACTTTCAGATACCGACCGTCATCATTTTTCCATTGGAACCGTACGGTGTTAGAGGTCGAACTAGCTGCGCTTTCAGCACCAGAGGCTGAAACCGAAGAAACGCGGAATCTATAAGAACCAGTATCGCCATTCCTATACTTAAACGACGCGATCGCCTGCACATTCGTCGGCGGCTGGATGGACGGCTGGAACGTCACTGTCGTCAGCGTCCAGTTGTTATCAGCGAGACGCGCGAGCTTCCTGATCGCATATTCAGGATGCACGATGTACATGACATCAGCCTCCTGGGCGTAGACCAGTTCGTGAACGTGAGTCTCGCTGTACGGCGTTGACAGTTCGTATGCCGATCCGCCAGACAGAACCAGGCCGCCATTCTTGTAGACGCGCATGTATTGGTGCCCGAACTCCAACACATACGTCTGCTCGGTGTTGAACTGAAACCTGATCAGCCGAACCTTTCCTGCGCTGTTCTTCACCTCATTGATAAATTGCAGCCCAGGACGGTTAGACGCGCCGCCATGCGGATGAATGAACAGGTTGATCGCTGTTTTCAGGCCGGTCGCATACTTCGCCAGATCAACGCGCGCCCACAGGGCAGGCGACAGTTCGCCAGCAGTAAAGGAAGGCTGATACGCACGCAGTTCCGCCATTACGCCCTCGCCCTCACAAACTCAGACTCCACATCGGAAGAATGCCGCTTTTCATTCGCGTCCATCATCTGCGCCGCCGCAGTCATCTGCTGCGCAACCTGCCAGGCATCAGCGCGAACTTTCGGATCGCGCGTCAAAGGCATAGCCAGGCGGACCGCGAGATGCCACGCGAGCGCATCAACAAACAGTGGAGTGAATTTCGTCGGATCGGTCACCTTCGCCGTGTAATGGAGAAACGCCGGCGAGATATCGCAGTAGATCAAACCCGCTTCGAGATAGTACTGTTCGCCCACAAATGTTGAGACACCGTTGACCTTCACAACACAACTCTCAACACCGGGATCGCGCAAAACGAAACGCACCTTCAAGCAATCGACCGGCCTACTGTAGGCATATCCCCACAACGCAGGCTTATCATTCGACACTTGCGCCATCGACGTAGTTTTCGCCGCGAACCGCCAAGGGTACGATTCCAGCAGCAGATCGCGCGTGTGTTCGTAAAACTGCCGACACGCGCGCGCCTCGGTGCTGGCCTCGTCAATCGAACTGATATTCAGCTTACCAAGATTGGACAGCGCCAGATTGCAGATCGCGACAACGGATGTCATGTCAAGACCTATCCTTCATCGACCGGAAACACCGGCTCGACCGGCTGATCGTTATACAGTCGCCGGTCAGGATCAGTGATCACGACGACGCCACGAACCGGCTGCTCGTTGTAAATCGTTACGCCATTGCTGACTTCACTGATTCCGCGCACCCGGAGATTATCAACGAACAGAACTCCCTCATCGACAACACGGACTCCAATCACCGGAAGATAATTGTACATCGTCTCGCCATCGGTGAGGATCTTCACCCCGAGGACTCGCTGTTCGTTGAAAATATCCGCCATGATACTCTCCATGGGTAATCGGGCGGATAGACCGCCCGATCCTTATTCTTCAGTTGGAGGAACCCAATCCGGCTGGATCGCGCCAATTTCCGTCATCGCCTCTTTCACAGTCTGAGGCTCATCAGACTTAGGCTTTCTGCCGCGCTTCGGCTTGGGTTCCGCAGCAGCTTCGGCATCAGGCTCAGCGGCCTCATCGTGCCGCCGAACCCACGGGGTTTTCTTGATTTCGTCCTCGGGCATGTCGAACACATCCCCGATTTCGCGAATCATACCGCCCCAATAGCCTTTCTCGGATGCAATAACCTTACTCATGGTTCGACTGATTTCCCATGGTAATGCCAGCCGAGACCTTGCCCGCAGACGGTGTGCCGTCAACATCGTAGTAAAGCCGCATATAGCGCTTGTCGGCGTAGCGCGGCACATACTCAATGTTGAACACATAACCCACCTCAAGGCTCGCCACCGGAATAGCCGGCGACTCGGCAACCGTGACCGGAGAAGAGAAGTTCTCCGTATCCGACACCTGGACCTGAACCTTGAGCGACGTATTGCCCGCGAAAGCCTCGGTCACCTGAATGCGGATTGGGACGCATCCGCCCTTACCGATATCCCGGAGGATACCGATGGGGCCAAGGTCAATCACGTTCGAGGACGGGCCGTCTGCCGTGACGGCCTGGTTCCACGAAAACAGAGTCTGACGATCGAAAATCATTTCAGCGGTTCCTTTCCGTTACACGGCAATGCCCGGGACATTGGCCTCGTTGTTGAGGATCGCATCGCAGATACGAATCGGGAGGTCCATGTACGTGCGGACAACGCGTCCCTCGACCTGAGCCTGAGACAGGCCAGGAGCGGAGTAATTGTAGCTGCCGCCGCTAGAGACCAGAGCGCGATCGGTAGACTGAGCATGCAGAGCCTCAAGCACCTCACGGTTCATGTAGATAACCGTGCGGCCACCCCGAGCGCCTACGTCAAACGTCCGATGCAGACGGTAGTAAGCCTTCCGCATCAGTGCCCACAGATCGACCGTACCGGCACGAACCGCATTGATGTCAATGTTCGCGATTCGAGCGCAGTAACGATAGTCTTTGAGCGACAGACCAACATGCCACTCAAAGGTCGTAACCTTGGCATAGTAGGTGTCGCCGTCGCCATCCTTCACCGGCTCGCGACCGCGATCGATCACCTTGATGCCTGCACGAGTATTCTGCGGATACAGCAGCGAAACCGCATGATCCGCCCAGGTCACAAACCAGATCGAGGTGTTCGTGTTATTCGAGCCGCCACCATTGATCACCTGATTGGCGATGTGCGACTTGGCCGGGTTGAACGGATTGGTATTGTACGCACTGAACCGCGCGGCAAGTCCCTTGATCTTCTCCGGCGACGTAGCCGTGTCGTGATAGAACAGGCCGGTCGCCATCTCAAGATTCAGGGATTCGAGGAACGGAGCCGAATCCACGAGCCGCTGCTTTGCCGGATCAGGAGCCAGGTCAAGCAGCCGCTCATCGATCTCGGAGCGGGCCTCGATAAAGCCGGTGGTCTCATCTACCTGCGCGAGCGTGGACTTAGACGCAGGAACGCCCTTGTAGAGCATGCCCCACGTGACAGTCGGGTAGCCCGTGCGGATCGTGTGACGGTGGATGGTCCCGAGGTTGCACTGAGTAGCGATTGCATCCTCAAGAATGTCGTTCCGCTGCCGCAGTAGCTCAATGACAGTACCCTCGGCATTGCCCTTGTACATGTCAATAAGCTGCGGGTAAGTATGTCCGATAGTTGCCATTTCTAACTAACCCTTCGCCTTTGGTGCATCATCCGGGAACAGAATGTGCGCAGGGTCGGCAGGCTTACCCGCGCCGACTGCGCCGCCTGTGGCCGGTTTATCCTCACGGATCATGGCCCCGACCTTTGCCATGAATCTGATAACCTCAGGATGGTTGCCGCCACCAGTCGCATCAAAATATTCGCGCAATTTCGGCGTTCCGAATTTCGCGACCGCGCGACGCGCATTCTCGACCGTGGTATTCCAGTTCTCGCCGCCGATTTCGGAATCGGACTTTGCTTCATCCGCCCATTTCGCGACGGTTTTCGAGAAATTTTCCCACCGCTGCTGTTCACGCTGCTGCATGACAGCGATGTACTTGTCAGCAAGCTTCTGCGCCTGGCGGTGCGTCAGGCCCAGTTCCTTGAACTCCGAGCCGATCGCATCGGACAGTTCCTTATCGACTTCGACGCCATCCGGCATCTTTAGCTGATAATTCCCGTCCTCCGGCACGGTATCCAGCGGGTCTTTCTCGCCCTTGTCCTCGCCCTTGTCCTCGCCTTCGGCCTTATCCTCGCCCTCCGGCTCTGTGGCGTTTTTCTCAACATCCTGGTCAGCGTTTTCCTGTTCCGGTTTCTTATCGTCCGGAAACAGTACATTCTCCGGCGCTGGCGTATCAGCAGCCGGCACGTCAGTCGGCTCAGTCGTTACGTTCTCATCCATCGAGGTCATCGTCATTCCCCACGTTCTTAGATTTGGCCGCCCGCTCGAACGCCCTCATGTTGGCGTAATCAAGCAGCAGCTTCGGATAAATCTGCGGGTCAATCTCATCCATTTTAGCGATCAGCAGTCGCCCGATCGACATCCGCCCGAGGTGATAGCTGGATACCGAGTGACTTTCGGAAAACGCCTCGCCATAGACGTTGCAGCGCTCCAGCAACCAGAACAGCACGCGCTTGCCCGCGTCGGTATTGACCACCGCCGCGAGCGCCCGTTTCAGTTCCTCATTTTCTTTCTCTCGGTTTTTCATACCAGTTCCAGCGGAATTATCTCTCTGTATGTCGCATCGAACGCATACGCAAAAACAGCATCCTCCGGGTCACAAACTTCCCCGTCCTCATCCAGCCACCGAACAATTCGGCATTTTCGCCCGTCCCAAAATTCAACAATCTCTTTCTCAGTGTCTACAGAAACGCCCATCATGCCAAGCCAATCCTGCTAAGCAAATCCGCGCCAGCCGGGTTATTCTGCGCATCAGCCAGCACCGATGCAGCCTCAGCCGAGGACTTGATTGCAGGAGCCACCTGACCAGCCATCTCCGCAGCCTGCTGCGCCTGAAGCTGCTGCGCCCGAGCCTGCCGCATTTCGGCAACCTTATCGTCAGGCACGATAATCGACGGATCAACGCCGAGCATTTCGGAGTATACATCAAGCGTCTGATCACTATCGAGCTTGTCCAGCACGTCAGGCTTCATCGCCGCAATCTGTCCGGCAAACGCCCAAATACGCTCAACGCCACCCGTCGCGACGGCCTTCTGAGCCTGCGCAAGCATCGAAATGTATTCGATTTGGAGGTCCTGGCCTTCCAGTTCCGGAGGCGGAGGCGGCAGGACACCGAGGCGGTTGAGGATCGCAAACGTGCGGTCAATCACCGGCTCAAGCTGACCGCCGTAAATGTTCTCCAGGACCGGACCGAGTTGCAGCAGCTTCTCCTCGTTCCGCTGCGACAGTTCCAACTCGTTGCGCGGCTGTATGCCCTCCAGGTTCGAGAGCATCAGAAACAGATCCGCGTAGAATGACCTGCTGATACGGTCCTGCGTTTCACGGATGTCCTGCGCGAGTTCCGCCAGCCGGATATTCACCTCCATAGCAGGGCGGAATCCCTTGCCGGCTGGATCATCAACGTAGGTGATCGATCCCGGCAACAGCGACGCCGGATTGTTCTGCATCGAGGTCGGCCCGGTCATGGGCGGACGGACGATCTTGTCTATCGCTTCGAGCTTCCGCTTTTGCTCGACCTGAAGCATCTTGATATCACCGAGCGCCACATGGCCCGGAGACACGGCATAATGATCGTCGCTCGATATTTCCCAAGCCGGCGCAATGATCGGGTTTTCCTCGAACCCGCTTTCTTCAAGGAGATCGTCACCGTCGCCATTTTCCTCCCAATAATTCGAGAGGAACGGCATATTCCACTTCGCATCAACGCCAGGCTTGCGATTTAGACGCGGCTCGACAGCGTGGCAGATCACATAGGTCTCGTCGTACTTGCCGTTTTCCCAGTCGCGCCGGACGTGCGTGCTCACGCGGTCCAGGCCGAACCGGTTCACGATCCGCTGCACGCTCCACTTGAACTCCCGATACAGCGTCGTCGCTCGGCCCTTTTCGTCCCGCGCGATCCAGAAACGACCGTGCGGAATATGCTGGAGCCTGATAGCAGTCTCATCATCCTCGACAAGCAGACTTACAGACTGCCCAAAAAGCCCGAGGTCACCATAACCACGGTGAAATTCCGGGTACACATTCGACCTTTGGAACACCTCGCGCAAAATCCGCTCGCATTCGGCGAGATAGATCCGGACCGGCGCATATTCGCGCATTTCCGGATCGCTGGAGATTTGCAGACGGAACCACGGACGCGCCGGTGACGTGATGCCAGAATGCATGCCACTCGCCAATGTGCGCCAGGCGAGCGTGCCCGTGTTGTCAATGATCTTGTCGCGACGCAGCGGATTCTCAGGGTTATACATCCGCAGACGCGACGGTTCGACGTATTCGGCCAGATCGCACCACAGCTTTTCCCATGGCGTCCGCAGGTTTTTCAGTTCCTGCATACGCCGCTTGTGATACGCAAGCTGCGTTTCGTTTTTCGGTGCGTTGGCCTTCACGGGTTAAGCCCCCAAAAGAGTCTTCGCCTGCGTCGGTGCGCTAGTCGTCACGCCAGAACCGGACGTGAGGATCGTGCTACTCGCAGCGCGAAGGCGATCACGCATCCGGGACATGACATTACTGCGCACCTGACCGCCATCTGGCAGACGCTGCTGCGCGTACTCAGGAGGCATTACAGGATCAGGCTGATCGACTTTGGGAGCAGAGAACATGCACATGAGCGTCACCACACAATTCGGAAGAATGTCACGAGAGCGATCAGGCAGGCGAGGCCGTAGAGCATCCAGAACACGCGCTGGTCAAATTCGCCGCGCATCAGGAGCGCATCAGACACCATCGCGCCGACAAAGATCATTGCGGTCCAGAAGGCAATGCCATAGGCACCCGTCGCGAGATTAAGCAGGAAAAGGCACAGCACGAAAAACCGCCCATTCTCCGCGATATTTTTCGCAATCCCTATTTCATCCATGCCTTAGGTCTCCGGTTCCATCCGAGGTGTACCACAAGAAGGTTGCCGCGAATTAGCGGCACCCAGCCTGGGGTATCGACTGTAGCGACCCCCTTTTCATCCTCATCCAAGACAGAGACAGCGCCAGGCCTGCCATGATTATCACCCCAGCGGATCGTACTCGACTTGCACCCTTGGCGCGATCGGCCTGCCCAGGAGATCGCGCTTTTGCGCCTGAACGAAATACGCAAATGTCAGCGCCAGAGCGTCTGCCACGTCAGGCGAACGACCGAGTCGTTCCTTGATCTTTTCCTTGGATTCAAGTTCGACGATGCCCGTTGATGGGATCCGGTACGTTGGCGACACCAGATCGTTTTTGAGATCAAGGATGTCAGGAATAGCACCGCCTGCCTTGATCCAGTCCCGCATACGCATCCACATCTCGGTGCGCTTGTTTTTGTACCGAGGATCATCTGGCTTGGCACCGAAATTCACGCCGATCGCGTTGTGACCAAGTTCCCGGAGGCGCGCAATCACGCCGGAGCCGTAGCCACCCGTATCATCAATAAAAACCGCGTCCGGCTTGTACGCCTCTACCTCCGAAATAAGACGCCCGACGACCTGCATGGGATCCGCCTTTGACATGATGATAGGCGGCCAGGCAACGAGGCCCTGCCGGCGAATGATCGCCGTCTTGTCGTCGCCGGTGTAAGCTACATCGACGCCGATGATTTTCGGCGCGAATTTGTACTCGCCATCGCGGTAATGCTTATGGCACGCGTCAGAGACATCGTCGATCGAGATCAATACGTTGTCTGCCGAGGCCGTGAAGTCGCACAGAAATTCCTGCCGGTATTGATTAGGCGACATCGAGGACCGTGCATCAGCGAGTTCCTTTTCGTCGATCAGGCCGGTTTCGTCAGCCCGATACATGCCTGCATACCATTCCGGATCCCGCTGCGCCCGCTCGTAGAGTTCGTAAAATTGATTCATGCCCTTCGGCGTGCCGATGAAAAGGCACCAGCCCTTGCGGTCCGCGAGCGCCGGACGGATGATTTCCGGCCAGGTTTCGAGCCGGCAGTCGGCGACCTCATCAATCACGACGCCATCGAAGTAGACGCCGCGCATTGCCTCGCCATTGTCAGAGCCGTAGAGCCGGACGATCGCGCCGTTGGGGTATTCGATCGACAGTTCGGATTCGTGGACCTTGACGCCCGGCACCGGGTAGGAAAAACGCTTGAGGTAATCCCAGGATACTTGCTTGGCCTGCTTTAGGTACGGGGCAACGTAGCCGTATCTCGCAGCCTGCTTTTTTGTACGTAGGGCAGCGTCTATCAGGGCATTGACCGCGAGGAAAGTCTTACCGAAGCGCCGGTGGCATACAAGGACGGAGAATCGCTTGAGGCGCTGATGGATCTCAAGCTGGAACCGGTGCGGCCTGTATCCAGTATCGACGTGCTGAAGGCTACTCATCTGGAGCACGCGGCACGCCGGTGTTGACGACGATGGAGATCGTTCCGTCAACATTTGCGTTGACGCTGTTGCGGACCTCAGCCGGCAGGAGCTTGGAGTAGAGCTTGTAGAACTCGGTTGGTTCTGACTGCGCCCACGACACCAGCGCCTCGACACCACCCATGCGCTCGAATGCTTCCTCGAATGCGGCCTTGACCGAGGCCGTGAACTTGTTTGGCGTACCCTTCTTTCGTCCGCCTGTCTTGAAACCCCGCGCCATCTATAAGCCTCTAGTTTAGAAATACTGAACGATCAGCCGTGACTGTTCAATTTTTCTGAACGATGGTGGATCTGTAGAGAATATACCAGCGACGTGCGAAAATCTCAACACGGGCATGGGGACGAGAAGCCCGCCAGCCTATAGGGACTGACGGGCAAAAAAGAACCCGGCGCTGGGCCGGGCTGAATGTTGTGAGCTATGCCACCCCGAAGTTTGTACGGAAGAATGTGAACGGATTTCCGTTGAGAAGGAGTTTTTCATTGAGGACTTCCCTGGACGCGCCATCGAATTGAGCGCCAGGCTCATCATTGGCGACGAAACCGTTATCGTCCAAGTAATAGGCCTCCATGCTATCGACCATGTATTCCAGAGCGACTTCCATGCGGTCGCGGTAATCGACTATCGTCTCGCCGGGGACACGATTGTCCCAATATTCGTCCATGGCGTTGGCAACGTCTTCCTGGTACCGGTCAGACATTGCATCGAGGATTGCTTCTTCCAGATCATCCTCGTAGCCTGGAAGGCACGCCGCCTCGAATGCCTCCCAGTACAGTTTGTTTGAAACAGAGATGTAGTAGTAGCACACGCCGTCGATCTCGATGCTCATGCTGCCCTCCTATGCGAAATTGGCGGCCCATCGAGAGCCGCCTCAGGAAATCCGGATTATCTGGTCTCGCACCAATCCACGAAATTGGCCTTGGCGTACTCGTCAAGCCAACGGCCGGCACCGGGGTAAGCGACCCAAATGTCGCCATCCTCATCGATCTCTACCTCAGACTGATTGCTCCATTCGGCCACCAGATCCTCGATAGGCTGGTCAGCATACTCACGGATCATGCGGATGACCTCATTCAGTGTGCGGGCTTCCATGCCCTCCGTGCCGACATCCGCCGTGCCATGCTCATCAACAGCGGCCTGGATAGCCTCATCCTCGTACTCGCCCTCAAAGACGCCCCAGTAGATCCCGTTAGCGTAGACTGCGTAGATGGTCATGTTGTCCTCCTGTGTTGCGATGATGAGTGGGACATACAACGTTCGAAGTTACATGTCAACAGGTTTGTTGTTATTTCTTCAACGCCCGCAGCTGAGGCTGATCCGGCCCGTTAATAGCGTTACATGATCTGGTCTAGGCCCATGTATTTTATTTCTGCATTTTATACCTGCGCCTACCTCATTTTTTTATCTCTCCTCCCGTCCTTTCCTCCTACTATTAACGCTTATAACGAAAAAGAATAAGTAATTGAAATATAAAGGAAAATCGGGTTACATGTGGGGTCGGCCAGCATGTAACCTGGTGGCCTTACTGAGAACCTTTGCGGCGAAAATGTGGCAATGCCGGAATTTTGACAGCGGTATATAACGACGCAAAAAAGTTAATAGTAGGACGGGAGCCTGACGCCGGTCCTACATGTAACCCGGCCAATGTTGCGATATTGACAACGCTGGTTTGGTCGTTCATTGTGCCTTTTGCGACAGTATGGAGGTCATTATGGAGTTTCAAAAGAACGTTCCTCTCCCCAAAAGGCCCTATGTCAGAAAGTATGCCGGAATGACCGCACGGCTCATCCAGGCGCAGCATGGTGACAGCCTATGGTTCGAGGACCGGCAGGCCGCCGAGCGAGTTCGCGCACTCTACCTGAAGGCAAAGAAGCAAGGCCGCGCACATCTGCGGGTGTGTCTTTTCAAGGTCGGTGACGAAGATCCATGTGGCCCTGGATTCCGGGTTTGGTTCCTGAAGCCGGCGTGGGTCGAAAAGGTGGCGACCGATATTGGCGACGAATGGCAATCCGGAGACTGAAATGAAAGCAGAATACGTTGACCATATGGGAAGCGACCTTAGCGTCGTGAATGCCGCTCGGGTGAGCTTTGACAAAGTGAGCGCACTGGACGAGGACGGCTCGCTCCGCAACGAGGACGCGAAACTGATCCGGTATCTCGCCAAGCATGGGCACTGGACGCCGTTTGCGCATACGGCTGTGACGCTACGGATCTCCGCTCCGGTGCCGATCCGCACGCAGTGTTTTAAGCACAAGGTCGGTTTTTCGGAGAACGAGGTGAGCCGGCGATACGTGTCGAAAACGCCTGATCTGTATGTGCCGAAGGAATTTCGGACCGCGCCGTCCGGGAATGTAAAGCAGGGCAGCGGCGGGCGTCATAATCGCAGTGATGACTGGGTGCAGGCATACGAGACATCCTGTAAGGCAGCGATCGATCTCTACGACGCCATGATCGCAGACGGGGTTTGCCCGGAGCAGGCGCGCTTTGTCCTGCCCCAGGGCGTCGAGGTCGAGTGGATCTGGACCGGCAATCTGGCGTCATACGCCCGTTTTTACAAACAGCGCACCGATCCCCACGC